CCGATGTATGTGCAACATCAACGTGAAAAAGATATTTATGGAGATGAGGAGTGATTGAATGGGTAAATATCGTAAAAAACCTATAGTGATTGAAGCTGTAAAGTGGACGGGAAATAACAAAGAGGAAATTGAGTTGTTTATGCCCGGTTCAGATGCAGGAGATTACTTTTACACACCCACCAACAAAGTGTGCATCCATACATTAGAAGGCATGATTACAGCCGATGTGGGTGATTACATCATAAAAGGTGTGCAAGGAGAGTTTTATCCATGCAAACCAGACATATTTGAAACTACTTATGAAAAAATGTGATGTAAATGAAACCTAAAAAACCTAAAATCACACCACACCAACTAGAATTATGGTCATACAACATGGGTTATCTATATCAATCACTTGAAGGCGAAATTATCCGTATGATTATCAAGCGCTTGAATAGTGGCCATACGGATATAACCATGTGGCAAGCGCAGAAGTTACAAGAATTACGCTTGTTTAACAACGAAGTAGCACGATACGTTTCCAAGGTAACAGACGTTTCCGAAACCGTCATTACGAACATGTTTGAACATGCAGGGAAAAGAATGGTTGATGATGTTGATATTGCAATGTCGCAAGCATTTGAACGTAAGCCACTACCAGCTAATTTAGACCAAGTCATGCGAGGATATAAGAATCAAGTTTGGTCAGAAATAGACAACTATGTAAACCAAACGCTCATTTCAACTAAGTATGGCATGGGAACAGTCGGTAAGGCATACACAGACGTGTTAAATAGAACAACAGCAATGTTCAATACTGGTTTATACACGTTTGAACAGTCGCTGGAACGCTCGATTATGGAGCTAGCACAGAGAGGTATAGATTCTGTATTCGTGGATCGTGGCGGTCATACGTGGTCGCTAGAGCGTTATGTACGAACTGTTTTAAAGTCAACACTAGGTAACACCTATGATGCAGTACGTAAAGAGCGCATGGCTGATTATGGAGTTCGTACTGTATTAGTTACCAGCCATGCCGGCGCACGTGAGGCGTGCGAAACTATTCAAGGACAGGTTGTTGATTTGCGACCGATGGAAGAATTGCCTAGTGATTGGGAGTACCGTTCGATTTATGATCCGTATTGGGGTGCAAGATATGAAGAACCATCGGGGCATCGAGGAATAAATTGTCGTCATTTACACATTCCGTTTATTCCTGGAGTTAACACGAATAATCAACCACATTACGATGAGGAACTTAACAAACGTGTTGCAAAAGCTACAGATACACAAAGGCGAATAGAACGTGAGATTGTGAAGTATAAGAAAAACATGATGATTGCTGAAGAATTAGGCAGTGAAAATACTACTTATTGGCGACAAATGGTGTCACGAAGGCAAAAGGCAATGCGTGAACACATTGACAAGAACAGCAAGTATTTAAGTCGCAATTACAAGCGTGAGAAGGTATATACACCACTATCAACGCTTATGAAAGATATGAATTTCTATGATGATGGGTGGTGATTGAATGAAGGAGATTAATGTCATCGACAAAAACAACAACGTAATAGTTTCAATATCTGGTGAAAATATAATCGTGCACAATGATTACAAGGTAATTGAAACCGACGCTGACGAAGCGCGCTATCGTGGCGAAGATGGATATATTAAAGTAATTATGCCAGAAGAATCTACTTAACTTGGAGGTGGTCGTCATGTTACTTGTAAATCATGGTGTATCTGATTGTTATTGAACTTGTAAGAATTGCTTACAGGTTCTTTTTTGTGTCTTTTTAAAGGTTAGACATCATAAAGAAACGCAACCTTAACGCATGAGGTGTAACATGCCAAAAAACATTAATAAGGAGTAGATATTATGTCATTAAAAGAATTACTTGGAGAAGAACTTTACAACCAAGTCATTGAAAAAGCAGGTGATAACAAAATCGCAATTGTATCTGATGGGAATTGGATTCCGAAAGATAAATTCGATGCAAAGAATCAAGAAGTTAAGGACTTGCAAGGTCAATTAAGTGACCGTGACGAGCAATTAAATACTTTAAAAGATGTTGATCCAGATAAATTAAAGCAAGAAATTGCTGATTTACAAGCGAATAACAAACAAAAAGACGACGATTACGCATCGCAAATCAAAGATTTACAGTTAACTAGTGCTATTAAATTAGCGGTTAACGGTAAGGTTCACGATGAAGAAGTTGCTGCATCATTAATCGACAAGGAAAAACTTGTTATCAGTGATGACGGTGAAATTGTTGGACTTGATAAGCAAATTGAAAGCTTACAAGAATCAAAGGCTTATTTGTTTAAATCAGAAGAGACGCAGCCAAATGGACCGCAGATTGTTCCGCCTGGGAATCCAAATGGTGGCGGAAACATTAAGCACAATCCGTTTTCAAAAGAACACTGGAACTTAACGGAGCAAGGAAAGCTATATAGCGAAAGTCCAGAGTTATACAATCACTATAAGTCAGTAGCAAATAAATAAAAGGAGAATGATATAAATGAATGGAATTACACGTTTAGAAGAGGTTATCCAACCAGAAATTTTCACACCTTATACAATTCAAAGAACTATGGAGTTATCGGATTTAGTGCAGAGCGGAATCATCACGAATGACGCTGAATTTAACAATTTAGCGGGTGGAGCGAATACATTAATTAACATGCCTTACTGGAATGACTTAGGAAATGATGAGTCTCAAGTTATGAAAAATGAAGGCGACATGGACATTGGAAAAATCACGTCTAGCTCGGATGTTGCACGTAAACAAGCACGAGTTAATGCTTGGGGAGCAAATGGTTTATCGGCTTTATTATCGGGCGATGACCCAATGGGTGCAATTGGTGAATTAGTATCTGCTTACTGGGCACGTGATTTGCAGCGTACTTTATTAGCGACGTTATCAGGTGTATTCAAAGCACCAACAATGTCAGAAAAAGTGTACGATATTACAGGTCGTGACCAAGATGCTGGAACAATCAACTTGAATACATTTCTAGATGCTACTCAATTAATGGGAGACGCAAAAGAGAATTTAACAGGTGTCATGATGCACTCTGCTGTTGAAACAGAATTGCGCAAGCAAGATTTAATCGAAACTATTCCGCAGTCAGACCAAGGAAAGCCTATTTCTTACTTTAACGGAAAGCGTGTTACTGTTGATGATTCAATGGCATACAACACAGAAACTGGTGAAGCTGAAATGTACATTTTCGGACAAGGCGCTATTGCATTAGGTAATGGATCACATCCACGAATTATCCAAACAGAAGTAGACCGAAATCCATTAGCTTATTCTGGTGAGGAAGCTTTAATTAATCGTAAAATCTTCATTTTACATCCACGTGGCGTTAAGTGGGATGAAGGTGGAGTAGAGAGCCAATTCCCAACAAACGCAGAAATTGATACTGCCGAACGTTGGGCGCGAGCATTTGAACCAAAAGCAATCCGTATTGTGAAGTTCAAGTTCAACACGATTCCAAAAGGTTCGAATGGTGATTCGGGAAACTAAATGACCCTGTAATCACTAATGTAGACCCGTCGACAGATGGCGCTACGATTTCATTAGAATAGGAGGACTTTCAATGTTTAGAATTTACGAAGGTGAAACTGTAATCGTAGAAGGCGAAAGTCCTCTATCGATTACAGGGCTTGCCCCAAACACAGATGTAACGGCAGGCACATACCAAGCGGTAAGAATGGATGGAGAAAAGGAGTCGGACCGTGTAGACATCCCGGCGTTTAAGACATTGCCGATTGATGTAGAAAGTGTCACTATTGCACCTAAAACGAACAATTTAGAAGTAGATGACACACGTCAATTAAATGTAACCATTGAGCCATCTAACGCTACCAATCAAGACGCATCGTACACATCAAGTGATGATGCTATTGCGACGGTTAACAATGACGGGCTGGTTACCGCTATTGCAGAAGGTGAAGCAACAATTACAGTGACGGTTGATGGTAAAACAGACACTGCAACGGTAAATGTCACAGAACCCGAACCGGAGCCAGAACCGGACCCAGAAGAACCAGAAGATTAAAAGGAGTGTAAAACATGGCGAAATACAAAGTGTTACAACCATTTAGAGACAAGTACACAAAAGAAAAATACAAAAAGAATCAAGAAATCGAAATGACGGTAAAGCGAGCAGATGAAGCTACTGAAAACTTGAAGAAGTGGGATGGCGAGTTT